GTCAGCAAAATAGTATCCGGTGTCGTCGATGTAAACTAGCTCTGACAAATTCATCACAGGCCCCTAGTAGTTATTGTAGTTTGCGACATCCACTGCTGTGGGTCCATAGATGGTATTTATGCTCACGTCCACCTGCATCTGCCGAGTCTCCCCGTTTATCACTGAGGTGTAGTCGGAAATGTCCACCATGCCCTGCGTGCCATTGATGCGGTCCTGGATCGTGGCGTCGGCCATCTCCTTGCTATGCTTACCCAGTATCCCGATCATAAACGGCGTACCCTCGTCGGTGTCCAGAAACCATTCTCCGGTCCAGAGCAAAAGTCTGGTCTGGACGGCCTGTCCGACTGCCTCGGGTACATCTCGCCAGAAATCGAGCTGGCCGGCACCGAACGAGTAATCCCCATCTGCTGTTAGTTTTCTGTAGCGCATTATGGAACTGGCCCTCCTGATGTGCCGGGTCCGGTCGTAACACCCGAGTGTTTATGTGTCGAAAATCCGAGTGCTCCGGCGATAAAGTCTAGTGCCGTCACTGTACCACTCACGATCAAAGCTCCGGTAATAGATAGTGCTCCGGTGAACGTCATCGTGCCCGTCACGTCCAGGTTGCCTAAAATCTTAACAGGGCCAGTCAGCGCAATCTCAGTCGGCGACAGCATTTTGATTTTTCCGTCCGAGGCGATCTCCACATAAGTGGTCCCGGCCTCGTTTCGAAGCTGCGCCCCCGTGGCGCTGATGTTCGTGATGACGTTTGGCCGAGAGCATGGCCCGGGGATGCAGAACCCATCGGACAGGTCGTGCATCCGTGCCTCCATGGGTTTCTGGATGCCTCCCGACTGCCACCACGCATCGATACAGCGTGAGCTGAAAACTACGAGGACCTCATCGTCTACGGCGATGGGCAGGGTAAGGACGAACCCCCCGGCCTTTGGAAAGCAGATCGGGACGTCGCCTAGGAGCGGTAGGTTAACGTACGTTTTAACTCCATTTTCATCCTCGACCACACCCTGGATCGTAGGCTGTACCGTGCACGTCATCGCCGACAGGTTGACTGCAGTGATCACTCCCGGGAGCGCAGTCCACATACTTGACTGCTTACCCTCAAATGCGAGCCTAAAGGCTTCCTCTGCGTCGTTGTAAAGCTGTGCGCGATCAGCCATTCGTCACCCGTAGTTTGTCTGGACAGAGTTGATCGGATTCGAGGTAACGTCCACATTCAGGCAGAGCATACTGGTGTACCAGTCGACGCCGCGGGTGTCTCCCTGATGCTCTATGACCAGGAGATAGTACACGCCATCAGCGGTCAGCGGGGCCGGGATGTTTGCCGCGGAGTTTGGGACCGATAAATTAATTTTTAACCGCTCTACCGACGCGTTGTTGATCTCGACGCGCCCGCCGATTTTCAGTGTCGGATTTAAAAGGGCCTTGATATTGACCCCCTCGTTGGTCTGCTGGGGTGTGCCGATCATCCCAGTTTTTGATGTCAGCACCACGCGCTCACCCGGGAGATAGGACTTTTTAGAAACGAACGTGACCTTCTCGTCCTGGATCGACCATGTCTTGTCTGAGGTCTGAGCCACATCGCGGAGATAGTTGCGAGCGTTTCCGTACATGACCTTCGCGCGCGGGAGCTGCTCTTTTGGCATCTCTCCCATGTGACCAGATCCCACACCCTTGACGGTCATAGCAGCGATTGCCGCGGCAGCCTGATCCCCTTGGGTACTGCCGGCGGCGATGGTCGTATTCAGGATGGCGAAATTGTAGGCACGATCCCCGTCGCCTGCGACGATGTCGATATAGGTATCGGTGGCCGACTCCCTACCGATAATGACCTGCTTGATGTTGCCCTGGAATATGACTCCGTAGTTGCCCTCATACCCAGCCTGCAGGATCACTCGCTTGAACTCCTGGCGAATTCGTAGTGCCGTCTTCTCCTCCAGATTGTAGACGCGGATGTCGGCGATATTTGGCGTCATCGTGTCCGACCGCTTCACTACAAATTTACAGCGGAGCTCAGATAGATCGAGGCCGTTTAGATCAGTGCCGAAAACTATCAGGCTAAAGGCTCGGCCAAACTGTTGTGCCCCATCAGCCATCGACCACGTCCGTCTCGAAATACAGGTTCGACTCCAGCCCTAGGTTTTCAAGCGTAGGTACGGCGAACTGATCGCCAGCGGTGTACACAAATAGCACACCCTGAAAGCCGAGATACTGGAGGCCGTCGAGTAGGTCGACTCCAGTCACAAGAGGTATATTTAAGACGATAGGGAGGCCACTGTCGGCATCTGCGAAATCAACTGCCCAGCCAGCATCTACAGCTGAGTTGTATCGACATGTGCACAGGTATTCTTTGCCAGCCAGGGCGATCTGAAAACTCTGCGGGATATTGCTGAGTGGTATTTTAAATTGACTCATCGGAAAAGTCCTATGACGGCATCGCCAGCGACGGAAAGCGCAGATTTCTTGCCTACATTTTCAGTCTTGCCGGTCGTCCCTGGGTTGCGCTGCTTTGACCGCGGCACCTGGGTAGTGGTCACCGATACGATCAGGATCTCCTGGCACGAGAGATTAATTTTTAAGCAGTTCTCTGTCGACTTGTCCGTGGTCTGACTGATCGATGAGATCAGCATGTTGTTGTAGATCCGTTTCGGAGTGATGATAGTAAAAGGTACCCTGGACTCCTGGAGATCGAGGAGCTCGCGGTATATTTTCGAGAGCGACTTGGCCGGGTTGTCCTTGAAGTAGATCGTCGTCGAGAACACCGTGGGCTCTTTGTATGCGTGATCGGTGATCGACGCACCCTGCTGGACCGGCTGCTTTGTGATGGTCAGCGTGTCGTTTGTGTTCTCATCAACGACCACATTCGCAGAGATCTCTCCAATCTTACGAGTGGGGCGGACGGCGAAAAGGGAAATGGGTACGCTTAAAAAGCTCATTACCTAGTCGCCCCTTTTAGGTTTCTGACCATGTCGAAATTAACTCGACTCTGCTGCGAGGCTACGGCTTTGCTCGTCGCCTGAGCGTCTGCCGATCCCATCACATTGATCTCGGTCTGCTGCGTTACGTTTTGATTTGTCTGGGCACCTGCGGCCGCTTGAGTGCCGAGCGGCTGCTGGACTCCGACCTGGCCCCAGTTCTTCCACTGCTCACTGGTCGCCTGCGGGGCAGCCCCACCGAATAGCTGCATAGCCCACTCGCCTAGAGCGCCAGCAGTGCCAAACAGGTTTTTCAGGGTCTCCCAGAGCTTGGTGACGATCTGGACCAGACCTCCGAAAGCATCTGCGGCACGGTCACCGAATGCGCTCCAGTCTAGCGCGATGAGCGCCTTGAGCATCCCCCACACGTTAAAAATGACAGTGAAAACTCCGTCCAGGGCATCACGCACTGAGCGGATGACCTGGGCTACCGCATCGATCGTCGGGATAAACGATGACCAATTGAATAGGGACTTGCCGCCCTCGCGCCATACCTGAAAATCATCCCAGAGTGCGAGGATCGCAAGCAGGCCCGTCAGGAGCATCCCCAGTGGGGTGGCGAGGAACGATAGATTGAGCAGCTTCCATGCTGCGATCACACCCATGAGGATTGTAGACCAGCCATCCGTGGCCTTGTGTAGGGTAACAAAGAAGTCGTAGATCCGCGAGAGGATCGACCATACACGGGTCCCTAGGATGGTAGTGACCTCAAAAGCTTTGAAAATAAAGTTCACGAATTTTTCGAGAGCTGCCAAAATAACAGGCATGTTGGCGTAGATATTTTTTCGAAACACGTCCATTTGCTTCGTAAGCATCGGGAAGAATTTAGACGCCAGTGACCCGGCCAGGGCCTTGAAGGCAAACTGGGTTTTGGCTAGGGACATGTTAAATTTCACCGACTGCTGGATCACCTTTGTGATGTCGACTCCAGCCGCTCGGTAGGCTTTCAGCAGTTCCTGCCTTAGCACCAGAGTTTTATTTATGGCCGGCGCGATGATCCGGTACTCGTAGCCCATCTGCTCGAAACCTTCAGATATTTTAGAGATAGACCAGAAAATGCCCGCAGCGAGCACCTTCACGGAGGCATAGAGGGCCGTGACTCGAAGGGACGCCGACTGGATCGACTTGTTGAATTTTGCGAGCGACGCATCATCAACTCCGAAGCCGAGGCCGACTAAGAATTCCTTGATGGTATCGCCGTTCACTCGTTTGCCTTTCGGTATCGCGCTTGATTCTCGTATTTTACGTCAATTGCCTCGTTCATGCGCGCAATATCTTCGAGATCTAGCGAGCAGTCGAGGAGGCTCTCGTACTTACAGTACCCCTCAGACACCGGCTGCATCAACCAGTCTTCGCCGTCGGCCATCGAGACGAATGTGACGGCAGTTTTAGTTTCAACTCCAGCGCTTACGAACCGCGCTGGAGGACGTCGAAAAAACCGGCCATGTTGTACATGAACGACCTCCCCGCCGCTTGTAGCAGTATCGGCAACTCTAGGTTTTCAAACATGAGCATGGAGTCACGCACGATAAAGGCATAGTTGCCCTCGGCCTGGCGAATCTCTACGGCAGAAAGCAGTGCGTAGAGTACAAACTCCGAGTCCTTGTCGGACAGCTTTGAGAGTCCCATCATGATCGGTCCCGCGATTTTGGCGGCCTGATCGAGCTGGTCGTCCTGCGACATCTCCGTGCTTGATTTGATTTTAGCGATATCCTTCATCGCCGGGAGCATCTCCGAGAGGATCGGCGCGATCCTACGGACGATGTGGTACTGCTTCATCGCGTTGATTTTTGAAACCTTAAACGCGCGGTCACCTATGCTAAAGCTGTTGTCGGCCATCTAGGCCTCCTTTCTAAATCCTTTAATTATCCTGGGCGGGCCTAGGCGAGGACTAGACCAGCTCCGAGGATTGCATCACCTTTCACACAATCAAATGTCCACTCGTTCATCCCACCCTCTTTGGCGTAGGTGATCGTGGGGACCTTTTTAAAAGCTACCTGCTGGAGTGCAATCGCATCACCCGCACCGGTGTCTCCGATGGTGATCACGTTGCGTCCCCAGAGCGACGAGCTAGATGACTGTACGTTGTACATGGCCATCAGGATCGCGTTGATCGGCGAGGTTTTCAAAAGTCTGATGGTGACCGTCCGAGCGTCAGAGGCGACGAGCGAGTGCTGGCCGGCACCGTCTGCTCCGATGGTCATGATGTTCTTGTCCTCTGCCGCCTCGACCGTGATCCCCTCCTCGGAGACCGCAGCACCGGAGGCCAGATTCGCAGCGCCGCCAGGTCCGGCGATAGCTGCATTCACATTCAGAAAAGAATAAGTTGCCATGGTGTCTCTCCCCTTACCGGTTTACTTCGATACTTACATCAAGCTCTTGGATCGCGCCCGCTAACTTGATGGCGACCTGGATCGGCGGGCAGAGGCGTGCTTCGCGGTCAGCCTGCGACTGCAGAGCCATCGGCTGAACGTAAACATAGTACCCGGCTTTCAGGTACGTGCCAGTCAAGAGCTGACCGAACTGGACTGCCGAGGTCCACGTCCCAGGTGCGGCCAAGCCGTTGTTTACAGCCTCGGCGCACACGCCGTTGATCGCGTTTACGAGCTGGTTTGATCCAGCGTCGGTCTGCGGTATCTTGGTCGTCGACGTGTAAAGTAGATTGTAGCAGGCATTCTGGATCGCATTCTGGAGCCAGTCGAGTCCATGGATCTCGTCGATATACGCCGGCCCACTCATCACGCCGTACTGGATGATCGCAGTGTCATTGTCGTACTCGACGAACACGTTACAGCGCTTATCCTTGAGCGTATTTGCCTGAGTGGTCGTCAGGGTCGCAGGTACTACCGACGGCTCCTGCTTGTACATCAGAGTGATGGTCGAGTTCTGAGCGTTGAAATTCACGGAGAATGCGCGGCCAAACATGGAGGCCACTGCGTAGACGTTTTCGCTGTACTGACAGAAACTGCGGAGATACCCGGCAGCCTTTTGCAGGCTGGCCAGATCATTGGTGACCGTAGAATCCAAGACCGTCGTTACCGAGATCGTCACACCGTAGATGCGGCGGATGTCCAAGGCTTCGATGAAATCAGATACGGCCAAGCTCTCGATGTCGGTAGGCTGAGTGGATGCCTGAAACATGAGGCCGTACCATGCCGAGGACATATTCGAGAGTACCGCGGCACACTGAACTGGAGTCTCTGCAACTGCGCCGCTGAGGAGGTATGCTCCGCCAGCCTGAGTGATTCGCATAGCCGTAGCCAGAGTTCCGACTGTTGCATAGCCGATCGTCGAGCTGGCACCGGTGGTGGAGCTGGTGATCAGGAAGCGACTGCCAGTCCAGGTTACCGTGGCGCCTGTCAAAGCTGCATCGATGACCGAAGCAACTCCGTTTAAATTTGTCTGTGCGCTTAGATCGATGCCCGTCAAGTTCTGCGGAGTACCGTCTACGGAGATGGTCAGGGTACCTGCGCTGATGACCGTAAAATTAGACATTGCCTGCTGAGCAGTGCTGAGGATCGCCCCTCTATTGAATCCAGAGGAGGCTGTGCGGAGCCATCGCCCGATCATGATGGTGCGGGGCTTCGGGGTCTGACCGAAGTAGAGGGCCGCGGCTTTCGACTCCGGAGCCTCCGTGCCGAAGTCCTCAACGACTCCCTCGTAACTATCGTATGAGCGAAACCGCTCGGCAGAGTCGATGACGATAGAGTCACCGGCCACCATGAGGACCCCAAAGGATCGGCGTGCGGCCGCGACGGGAGCCAAATTGACAATGACGCGGACGAGTCTCGATACGGGCAGTGCCATCTTAGAGTCCTTTCAGAGAGTAGACTAGGGTTCGGGCGGACGCTTCCGTACTCCCCGAAACAATTTTTAGAAACGGTATTCCTTGAAACGCAGTCGGGTCAATCGCGTAGTAGTTTGAGGTGGTCACAGTCTGCGAGAGTGCCGTGCCTGAGGCTGTCGATCTGACCGGCACATAGGTCCCATCGATCGTATCGCACATCGTAAAAGTGAGAGTGGTGCCCGTAAAAGCAGCAGGGGTTTTGATCCCGACTAGGGCCATACCCTTTGTTTCAATGACCGCGCTGGTGTTCGACGAGGCGCCGATACCAACAGCACCGACGATCATCTGGCCACGGTTACTCTGGTACGATTGCGCAGCCACTTTGGCGTTGAATAAAAACAGGATTGCTAAAATGAATTTCATCTAGGGGTCCTCCGCTTCGAATGACTGATCGATATCTACATTTGCAATCACAGTATGAATGCTACCAAGGACAGATGCAAATGAAAGCACGGGATACACTCTCTGGACCATTCTGTTGAGGATGAGCGTCAGCTCGTACCGGTCGACCCATCGCTCGTTGACTATATCTGGACCACGGATGGCTGACGTCGTCCCCGTGAATCCCATATTAGCCAGGCGCAGTGCCTCTAGGTTCTGCTGAATCTGAAAGCCATCGCGAAACGCCGAAACATTTTCCTGTGCATTCGGGCCGTAAAAGGCCACTTGAATTTCTAGCGACTCGTTGCGCTGCAGGATGTCCACGTTCCCAGGGGTCAGTCCTGTGTAGGCATTCGAGTCGCCAATGATGTTTGCGATGGCGAAGGCGATCCAGTTCGTAGTGATCCCCGGCTGTTTCGGGGGATTGGTCTGCCACTTCGGGCGGACTAGCGTGCCGTTGTAGCCAGAGATCCCGACGATGACCGACTGGATGAAGTCCTCTAGGGACAGGCTCCCGGGCAGTGGATCACTAGAGGTAGGCGTCAGATACCCGCGTAAATTACTCGGCATAGTTCATCATCCTGCTGGCTCCTCGGCTACGCAAACGCCTTTGTTCCACCCTGAGCCGTAGTTGTTCCACTGCTCTGTAGAGATGATCTGAAAGCGGCGACCGGCAAAAAGTATAATGTCTGGGTACTGAGATGTCCCATCGGCGAGTATGGGTGCTTTGACCCAAAACCCACGGAGGTCGCGGACTCGCATCGCCTCAGGGAGACGCATGATGTCCTTCTGGCTCGCAGGCTGGATCGATCCCACGGTCGCGATACTCGACTCGACCAGCTGATTCTTTCCGGTAGAGCTGACTGATGTGGTGCGGTGGATCAATGACATCGGATTCGTGAAGTCAGGGTCCAGGAGTAGCTCTGAGACGTCGATGTTGGCCATTACTTGGTCCTCACGACATAGGTGATGGCGTTTCTGAGCTGACCGGTCACGACCAGAGATTTAGTCCCTTTGAATCCCCGTGCCTCGCGCGCGCGCAAGGTGGAGTCCGCTGGGCCCTCTATGTCGATCTGATCGTTGATCGTTCTCTTGACGGAGTTTGATGCGATGATGCCGGCCCGCTCGTAGTACATAGCGACAGCCTTTGATCCCTTCGACAGAGCCGCTTTGGCCGCATTTTTCATCTCGTCCGCGATCTCGTCCTGAGCTCCACGGATACCAATATCCATGACTGGTCGCGGTGGGATGTTCTGACCTGGGCTTCCGAAATTGTTTATGAACAGCAGAGCCGCGTTGTTGATGCCGCCCTGCTCCTCCCGAGGGCCCTCGTCCTGGGGGATACCCACGAGAGTCTCGTAGCTTTTCAGAGCAGCGACACCGTCCATGACGACCTTCGTGAAGTCGCTGATTTTTAAAAACGGCTTGCTCATAGCTGGATGCACCCAGCACCGAAAACTTTAATCAGGCGATAGAGCTGCTTCCCGTAGTTTGTCATGTTCCACCAGCCCGCGTCCTTTTCAGACTGGCCAGCAGAGTCATACCCTACAGATACAGATCCGACTGTTTTAGTGTTTGCGATCCCTCCGGACTGACCGGGGACGCCACCGACTGTGGCAGAGAGTAGTGCCTGACGGGCGAGGACCAGCTCGTGAGCCGTATAGAGCATGACGGCATCGGTATACATGTCCTGCCATATATCCTCGTCCAACAGCTTCTCTGCTACGCCAGACCAAAATGTCAGTTGTGAATCAGGATAGGCCGTGATGTCCGTAAACTCTGGAAAATTAGTCCTAAAATTCGCGAGTATCATCCGGCCTTCCTATTTTATTTTGCGGCCTCAGCCTCACTGGTTTCGGCTTTTTCTGCCGCACGCTGCTCTCGCTTCATGCGTGCCTTGCGCTGCTTCGGCGTCTCGACGTCTCCGTCTTTTGCTTCGGCCTCATCCTCTGATGGCGCCTGTGGGGCTTGGTCCTCTTTAGACTCCCACTTCTCCATGTGCTCGCGATAGCTCGCAGCCGGAGCTTCGGGTGCCTCTGGAGGCTTTGCGACGACAGGCTGCTCGACTTTCACTCCAGCCCTCTCAACGATCGAGGCGTTTCCGTTTTGCAGCTGAGCGAGAAGAAACCAGTGCTTCTCTAAAGAATCGGGGACCTCATGGACCCCCTTCGAATAGTCGACCCCGTCGATGTTACGGGGTACTTTGAATAATACCTTCATTGTGTGCCTCCTCGGCTAACGGTTAGATCCCGTCAGCGTAGCGCACGGTCTCCGGATATACAAATTCGACTTCTCCGAATGCCCAGAGGTACGGCGCGGTGAAGCGGATGCCCTGGTAGTACGGAGTCTCGCGGCGGATCGGTACCATCGGGAAGCGAACGCGGCTCTCGTCGTTGGTGTAGGCCACCATACGGTTAGTGCTGCTGTCTCCACGGCCCGTCAACCACTTGACCGGCTGGATGTCCAGCTCGCGGCCATTGATCGCCAAAGCGATAGAGTTCTTCTTGAGGTATTCCAGAATGGACATGTTGCCCGCGCTGGAGATCAACTGCGAAGCGATGTAGCTGAACTGGACCGGGGGGAGCAACAATTTGTCGGGACACAGTGCGAGGGCCGATGCCGTCCAGGTGTTCGTCAACAAAGTGTTCACGTCTGCGAGAATCTCGACCGGAGTCTTGTTCGCCCACAGGGGAGATCCACCGGCACCGTTTGCTACGTTTGCCGCGGTGACCAGTGAGCTGTTGCACAGGCCGGTCGCACCGACGTCATTCGATCCGATGTAGACCATCTGGTCCGTGTTCATTTGATAGAGGATATTCAGAGCATCGACTTTCTGAGCGTCGATGGGCTGACCCAACAAGTTGCTACGCTCCAGCTCGGGGCTGGTGTAGCTGACCTCGCGAGCCAACAAGCGGAGCGGTAATACTACGCGCTCACCGTTGATCGACACACCCGGGATCGCCGTGGTCTCTGCCGAAATCCAAGGCATGTTACCGCCGTTGGCTGCCGTCGCCTGATTCGCCAAGCTGCCGGCGGCCGCAAAGGCCGAGCGGATGAACGAGGTGCTCTCGTTCGCCATGGTGATACCAGCGCGCAGCTTGATGTCGCGGCCCCAGCTTACGCTAACCAGGGGTTCGTACAATCTCTTGTCGAGATTGTCGAGCTGGTTGACGAAGTAGGAGAGGGCGGAATCTCTCGTGCGGAATTTCTTACCGTATAACATTGGAGACTTCATGTAGGTTTCCCTTTCCTATTCTAGTTACCGCGCGATGCGGAGTTCGGCGTTATTGTCAGCATCTTTACCATCACTGGCCCAAGTGGCCTGCGTCACTGTCAGTGCCACAGATTTGGTGGTGTCAGATACGGCTTCGAAGTCACCCACAAGTTTGCCGGTGTCGGCTTCGACGCGCATGTAGACCACACCACCGCGAGCGGGAGTGCCTTGCTTGCACTTCACGCTAACGTATCCACGAACGGCCAAACCGTTGATCTGGTTTGAGTTCGGGATAGTATCGTCAAGACCTTGATTCGAGTTGCCGCTGATCGAGGGCACCTCGCGGACGAGGACTCCAGCGAAAACGGTGGCAGCGTCGCCCGCTGCGATCTGGCTGATGCCGCCAGTGGCGTACTTCATGGGGATACCGAAAGCCTGAGCGAAGGTTCCGGAGATCGCGATCAAACGAGCCGGTTCGACATTTGTGTCGTCGGGTCGAGTGATGTCACCCGGTACTCCTGCGGGGGCCTGATACAGATAAGATGCCATGGTGCGATCTCCTTATTTAGAGTTATATTTCTTAGCGTTAATTTCGTTCATCTTTTCCGGCGTCATCACCGAGTCATCGGTGAAGATGGCCGAGCTGAAATCCGAGGTCTTTTTCGTGCGAGCCAGCTGGCTACCGCGCGACGACTTCAGCAACTCAGAGGTGGCGATGAAAAGCATCTCTACCTGGGGAGCCGAGTCGAAAGTGGGCTTGCCTCCGCAGATCGTCTCGATGGCTTTCTTGCCGTCCTCAGTTTTGTATGCAGCTTTCAAAGCCGCGCGCTTGTAGTCCTTGGTCGACACGGCCATGCCGGGTGCTAGGATCTCTACACGGGATTTTTCATCACCAGTCAATTTGGGACCTTCGTCCTCGGACTCCTCTTCCTCGCTGGACTCGTCCTCTGACTTTTCTTCGGGCATGTCCTCATCCTCGATGACTTCCTCTTCTTCTTCCTCGTCGCCAGCCTCGCTGCCCTTTTCAAGCAGTTTCTGTACAGCGGCCTCGAGAGCCTTCATGCGCTCTTCCATAGACAATTCGACTTCGTCCTCACCCTCTTTTTTAGGTGCGGGCTTTTCTTTCTTCTCGGGCATGTCCTCATCCATGCCGTCGTAGTCCTTACCGGCAAGCTTCTCCATGAGGTCTTTTGCCATCGCTACAAGTTCATCGCGCGATGCATTGTCAATTGCTTTATGATCGATGGTGGTCTTCTTTGCGGCCTTTTTCGCTTTGGCAGCGGCTTTTTCCTCTGCAGCGACGGCTTCGTCTACGGTCTTCCCGAAGAGAGATTTCATCATGTCAGCCACTTTTTTATTCATACGGAAGACTCCTTTTTCATCGTTGATTGCGTAAGCATCACCGGCTCGACCCTCTTCGACAAGGGCTAAATGATTCCCCACAATATTTTTCTGCAGTCCTGTACCTTTGCCGGTCTGAATGTATTCTGCCTCATACCCACACGATAACTGACGCATCCCATTCTTCACAAGGGAAATTGCAAAGTCATCGGTGATCTGGATGTCGGCGACTAGATCATCACCTTTCCTGCGGACGTTTTTGATCGTCCCTTTGGCGAGATCCTTCCAGTTTTTTGAATTCACGAACTCGTTGGGATGCCTGATGGTGAAGGGTTTGCCTTCAAATGACGCTATCGTCTCAGGTTTGAAAAGCTCCTCGGCCTCGCGGCTGATACGCACGACGCCATCACTGCCCGGCTCTAGAGGTGTCTCACCATGTCCATACTCCATTTCGCCAGTCCGACCGATGGGAACGCCGAGCGCCAGGAGGTATCCCTCCGGCGTCTCGTGCAAGTTCTCACTGATCTGCGTAGCGTAGTACTTCAAGGGTGAGCCTTACTGTCCGAGGTCATACTCGACAAAGATGTCCATGGCTCCAGCAGTCAGAGCCGTGGCGTTTCCGGTCCCTGCGGTCCATACCACTTTTATTTTGCGAGCTGCAGTGGTCTTTACGAAGGTGGCCACAGTCCCAAGAGGGATACCGGCGACGATCCCAGCATCCCAGGCATTCGCACCGTTGGCGATCGAGACGGCAGCTTTCAAATCTACGTTGGTATTGGCTCCGATTGACAGTGTCGAGGTGTCCGCATTGCCTGCAGTACCGCTATCTAAAAAGGTAGTCAGCACGTTGTAGTATACGTTTTTGATGATGGCTTTGTCGGGGATATCCACACCCAGAGATACTGGGACACCGGTGCCCGCAGCATTCAAAGCAGCGAATCCGATCGATACGCGCTGGAGGTATGGGCCAAACTGACCCGCAGCTGCCGAGCTTCCACCGATCACCGCATTCGTGCTCTGCTCGCCGAACTGGTTTTTCAGAATTAAAGTTTTCGATTGCGCGAAAGCCGCTCCGCTCATCGTGAGTACTGCCAGGGCTAAGAACGATGTGATCAACTTCATATTGTCTCCTTGGGTTTCAAAGCATCATCTTGAACGAATCAATCAACGGTCGCAAGTCCTAATCGATGTCTGGCAAAACCGGATCCTGCCAGCATCGGCAGTTCGGAAAGGTTCCGGCATGTCCGACTGTCCCATCACTGAGACGGGGCGGCTCTGCGTAGGCGACTTTTTCGGTGTTCATTTCGGCATGGGAGTCTCGCTCGGCCCCGTCCATGGTGGTCCTCCATATATAATGAGTGACCCCTACGGCAATGGCCCGCGCTTGAACAAAGGATGCATTCGCCCGGGCTGTCTCTGTCCTGGCGATCAGTTTCGCACGGTTGACCGCGACCTCTGTGGACCGCTCCATTTCTTCGGCGAACTGCTCAGTGCCGGCCTGCTCGGCAAACAGATTGTTCATCTCGATCATGTATCGACGTTCGCGCAGGAATCTCTCTACGGTCTGCGGATCCACCTCGGCCCGAGTACCTTTTAGAAAGTTCTCCGCGGCGATCCTCTGTGCTCGGAGTCCAGCCTCGATCGGTAGCGATTTGATGAGTGCGACCTGCTCGTTAAGTAAGGCGATGGCGACCCGGCCAGTCTCACTCTCTGCGACGCCGGCGCGGAGAGCCCGCCCCATCGCCTTCGACTGATTATTGTATGCACGCTGATTCGATCTGGACACCTGCTCCAGGAGTTTAGCTGACTGTCGAGTCGCCCAGGGGCCTAGCCGCTGAGAGTAGTCCTCTAAAGCCTTTGTCATCTTTTGCAGGTCTATGATTTTGGCGCCCGATGTGTAGGCGTCTACGATGTGGCCGGACTGCTCTGCAACCCGCTTCAAAGCGCGATAGAACTCCCGCTCGGCATTCGAGCTGGCCTTGTACTTTTGCTTTGTTCTCTCGCGATCAGCTTTCCGTGCGTCAAACGAGAGGCTGCGGATCGTCCTGCTCACCATGCGATTGTACCTTATGTTCCGTCGGACTTAGTTGCGTATTTAACGGGCAGTCTGGGTTTCAGCACTGCCAGTCCATGCTTATCGGATGAGCACATACTGGGCAGTCACCCATCCTCGTCACTTTATTTTCTTCTGGAGGAATCGGTACCACGACTTTGAATCACCGACTGGCTGCGGATCGTCGATGTCCTCAGGGATCGGGGCCTCGGGTGGCAGTTCCTGCTCGGCCTCTTGGACGTCCTCGTCGCTGATGTTCGAGAACAGTCCAGTTTCGGCAGAGCTCGCGCGAAGCTCCTTCATGGCTGTCGCACGATCAATCAGCCCACCCTCGAAGGCTCCGACGATGGTCTCCGTTTTAGTTTTGGCGATCGTGACCTTGTCCATGGCGGACATCTGCCATAGAGGCGTGAAAGTAAATTCTAGGTCACCAGGCGCAGCCTTATCAAAAACTGAGCGCCAGAGTACGTGGAGCATCACTGTCCAGCCTGGGCGGAGTCGGCTTTCCTGCTGAGCGTTGACGTTGTCGTAGTACATCCGTAGGTCGCTCTCGCCCGTGGCACTCAGGCCGGCAGGCGACTGGCCAAATAGCCGGACCAGGGGGATCTGAGACGCACCGGAGAGCTGCTGGCCGAACTGGAGCAGGACGTCCCCTAGACCGCTGAACGTGTAGTTCGTGGTCTGAAACGTGTCCTCCTTGTCCATGACGGTCATGCCCTCGTTGGTCTGAAATTCACGCATAGCCTCGAACATGGCGGCTAGACCCTCTTTGGCCTTGCCTCCAGCAGCGATGATCTCGCGATACCCAGCGACACCGATGGTGCGGTTGTTGGCCCGCTCGACTAGATTCGCGGTGGACATGGTGACAGAGTCAAACGCGATCAGCCGATCCCAGAGACGCTCTAGGACCGACTCACCCCACATCATCTCAGTGATTGCCTGAAAATAGGGCAACTCGATACCGATGCCGCGGATGACCCTAGAGTGGTGGACATTGATCTGGCCGGTCGCGGTCGGCAGAACTGGCTCGATGCCGGTCTCAGTGGTCACGATGTTGTAAAATTCTGGGAGGCCCATGTCCGGGCCATGCTGGATTGTGCGAGTTAGATCGGGGTTTAGCTGCCATCGATCGTAGACCTGGAGGCCGCGGAACTGACCCTTCGTGACCGTGTCGATTTTGAGAGGAGTCGCTAGGTCCTGGCCCTCGATGTCCATGACCGCAAGAGCTCCTCCGTAGAGACGCTCCCACTTTGTTTTCTGTCTGAGGCTGGACCAGATCTGGAGCCGCTGGATGGCAGCCTGCAAATCCTTGATGTCGTCCTCGGCCTCGTTTGTGGTGATACTGATCCCGGCGCGAGTCATGTCCTCGGCGACGGTATCGATCACCTGGCCGACGATCCACGAGCCACGGTAAGCGGCCTCCAGCTGGATGCGGTTTCGAGTCATCAGGTTGAAAATGTACAGCCCGGCACTCAGCGTATTGTTGTTGTTCAGGCCGAGGCGCGAGACGAAATTGTCGAACCCGTCTACGGTGCGCGCAGACTTTGCGTCGGCAGTCGAAAACATCTGCGACTCATCAGCCATTGGTGACCTCGGGACGAGTCAGTCCGTGCTTTTTGAGTAGTCGGTAGAGGGTCGCGCGCGAGACCCCTAGAGCGTTGGCGATTGCCTGCGACGTCGGGTGCGCTTTACATGCGGCGATCAGTGCGCCCTTTTCAGCATCAGCCAGGGTTTTGTTGTCCATTTGCGAGCCTCTCCCACGTTTTCAGTATGTTATTATTTGACAGCATATCATCAATAGCGTCCATCGTTGCATCCACCTGATCGTCGAAAGCGTGCGAATCGTCCGGGGTGAAGGCCTCGTGCTCCTCAATGTAGTCGTTCACCCACGGTGCGTCAGCAGGAATACACACCTGACCGAGATCTAAGTATGGGAGCCCATCCATTACCCTGGTCAACTTATCTTTGTTTCGAACCAGCGCCTCACCCTCTTTGGGGACGGGGATCGGTGGGATGCCGAGGCGCGGCTCACCGGTACGGAGCTGCTGGATCAGACCGGTGCCGCTCGACTTGTCCTCCGGCTTCATCTGCCGCAGGTGCCCCCACTGGTCTCCATTCAAAGCTGAGTGCTTCGCCCAGAAAGCTCGCGCGCGATTCAGCAGATCTGGGGCCTCCCATTTGCCGCGGATTTGATCGAGCAGGTAGATCCTGTGGTCCTCGCCCATACCCCAGCATTGGAAGACCGAGTAGTCATTTGCCTCTTTTGTTTTCTGCGCGGTGTCGGCGTAGATCATCCGGTACTTAATTTTCGGGGTGATCGTGTAGCGGACGAACATCGCAGACTTGATGATGTTACCGCCCAGAGCTCGCGGCGCCTGTTGATACTGGGAGGTGAAGACGTGGCGGCTGATCCGGCCACCTTGGGCATCCACACCTTCTCCGGCCTCCATGGCCAGTAGCTCAGTCAACGGCTCCTTAAACTCCCAATAGCTAAACCGTCCCTTGGGATCGCGCACCGAGCGGTCGATCATGTCGTGGTACTTTGGCGGGATATTCTCGACCACCCACTCATCGGTCAGCAGTGCCGGGATGATGACGTGCTTCACTTTGACTTGCAGCCCACCGGACAGGACGAAGGCCGTGGGATCGTTCTCCGAGATGCGCTGCATGATGAGGATGATCGGCGTCTTGGGCTTCGCTCGGCGGGATTTGACCGTGGTCATCAGGGTACGATTCGCCGCGTCCATTTTGGTTTTCGAGTACATGAACTCCGGCTTGACCGGGTCATCGATGATGATGGCTCCCTGAAAGTTCGGAGCCATGTGGCCGGCACGGAACCCGGTGATCTGACCACCTAGGGATGTCGCATACAGCCCACCAGCGAGACGGTCGTCCTGCATGATATTCCAGCGGGCCTTTGCCTTTGTGTCCGTAGCGAGCGCCATCGGCCAAAGCGCCTGGTACTCGTCCGAGGTCACGATCTCCCGGGCATTCTGTGAGTTTTGTTTCGCTAGGTCGTTGGATCCGCACAGGTGGAGGAAGCGGGCGCGCGGGTTTCGGGCCAGGCCCCGGGCAACAAAATTGACCACGACCATCTCAGTCTTCGAGGACCCTGGCGGGACGTTGACCAGCAGGTTCTCGGTCTCTCCGGTGTAGACCTTCTCCAGCTCGTCGGACAGATAGTGGTGGTGCCAGTTTACTAAGAATTTGGCGCCCTGCCTCTGCTTAAAAAAGTAGCGGGTGAAGAATAGGTGGGAGTCATTGCATTTGGCCTTTGCGGCCGCCGATTTAAACTCATCCACCTATGGCTCCTCCACCGGGCAGAAAACTCCACACTCGGGAGTAATCTCTGTCGGGTAGTGCCCACGGTCAGATTCGAGAGTATCGAGGTACACTCCTTTGATACAGCTGTGGCCGATGTCCCGCTCCGCCTTCGCCATCTCATCGAAGACTGCCGGGTAGTCGACTCTGATTTTATTCCAGTACCCCATCCCACCTTTGACGCATCCGATGCAGTTGTTGTTGTGGTAGCCCTGCGTGTACATGGCTGGTTTTGCGATGCCAGCGGACTCCAGGAGATAGAGGCAGTTTGCCTTCGTGAGCTGGCGGTCGATCAGCGGGAACGTCGCCTTAGCCGTCGGGTACTGCTCCACGAATCGGACAGCCCGGGCCATCTCCTTCTTTTCAAACTCAAACCCAAATATCTGCGCGTCGTATGGCATCCACCGCTCTATGGCCTGCCGGACCTCTTTTTTCAGGACTCCAGTGCATTTGGCTCCGCTGGGCCCGTTGAGGTATCGCTCTTTGCGTACTACGTCCATGACGTCGGTATATCTGGGGTGCTTAAAAGTTATGATCTGGGTACCGTACCATCGCTCGCAGTCGGCCAGAAACCTCGCGTTGTCGGGGTGAGATGATCCGGTATCGAAATAGATAGGTACCACTCGCAGCCCGGAGTCGAGCGCCATCTTGATCGCCACGGCAGACGTCACTCCGGCAGACCACCACCCGATGACCTGCCCCTGACGTGGCCACCTTGGATATGTGTCCACCTCTGACTCATGCATTGCGCACCTCCATGTGAGCTAGTTTGTGGCATCGTGGACATAGGGTTTTTAAGTTGCTCGGGTCATTATTGTGATGGTTCTCGTCGACGTGGTGAACGTGCAGGTGATCCTTCTGCCCACATTCTTCACAGTAATCCCTGCGAAATTTTTGAGACGCCCTATGCCTCGCCGCGCTCGAGCTTCCCCAGTTCCCACGTTTGTTCGCACACGACAGAGAACAGAAGCGACGCTTTCTGAAAACTCCAGCATCTTCTAGGCGCTTCCCGTACCTCTTACGGGTCATCATGGAACCGCATCTATCGCATAATTTATCCCCTAAAAGTTCATCCATAGGACCTCGGTGGTTTTCTTCGCGCCATCAGCTCGGGCAGAACGCTCCACGGATCTCCAACCATGATGCTCGGCCCATCGATCGTACGTCGGGCAGTGGTACCCGCTGAGGATCACCTTCCCCTTGAGGGCCGGCAGTTTCGCCAGCAGCTCGTCGTGGTCGAACATCTCGTGCTTGTACCGCTGGCGCTTCGAGCGCGCCTCCGGGTGGTACGGCGGATCCACATAGTGAAGCGTGGTGTCAGAGTCGTGCTGCCACATCACCTCGAACGCATTTTTGTTCTCGATGACGACCCCCTGCAGCCTGCCGATAAACCCCTGAATCGCGGCTGGGTAGTTGATCCAGTCTAGGGCCGGCGCACGGTTCGACTGATTCGAGCACGACCTAAAGCCGGTGCTCGCGCTGCCGACAGCATCCCCACCGAACCCCATGAATGATCTGATTATGAGGCGACGGGCACTCTCTAGTGGGTCAGGATGTGGCGAGCCGGACAGCTCGAACTCTCTGCGGCTGTAGGGCGTGAGCCGGAGGGCCTGCTCCAGCTCTGGGCCCCGACCGTCACGCAGCAGTTTGAAAAGATGATACACCGAATCATCAAGGTCATTCCAGACCTCTACTTTGGACCGCTCTTTGCGCATGAGGACCGATGCCGCTCCAGCGAAAGGCTCGACATACACGCGATGCGCGGGGAAGTGACTCACGATCCACGGAGCCAGCAGATACTTGCCACCGAAATATCTAAGCACTGGGCGCTTCACCAGAGGTCCTCACTGTACAGGGTTGTCAGAGTCCGGGTCATATACTCGTCACGGGCGTACTGGGTAAGCGTTTGACCTACACGGACGACATAGCGCGCAGCTTCGTTCCGATTCAAAAACTCACCCTGGTCCGTCACGAAGCCCTGTTTCCACGGAGAGCCGACCTGCTTACCAGATATTGCATGGAGGTTTCCGATGATGTCGCTATGTCGATTTGGCTTTGGCATCGTGACCAGCATTTGAGTCTCCGGGTTGTAAAACGCTACGCCTACGATCATCAGGGGCTCCCGCGATGCCTGGTCTGCTGGGCATATTTGTCTCTGACGTTCCACCTGTTGAGCCAGTTGTATAGAGTCCTGACGGTGATCCCGAGGACCCTAGCCGTCTCGGATTTGTTCCCATGGAGCCGGTCCAGCGTCTCTAGGGTATGCTTCCGGTTCATGTCGTCTAGCGATAGTATCGGCGAAATCGGCTCGGCCTCATTCTGAGGCCCGCGAAACGGATGTTCACTGTCTGGGATTCGTGTGCCGTCTCCGGCTATCGTATATCGCTCAGTCGGCGGGATCAGTGACCCTGCCGTTGCTGCAGTACCGCACCCTAGTGGGCACGCGACTCCCGGGCTCCCCCAGACTACGCTTAATTCTTTGCCGCATTTTTGGCACGTGGCTCTCATTTCATCTCCTTGAGTGTCCCCATAGTGAGACACGACGCCGACGATAGTGCATCACGTTCCGCAGCGCGACGAGTACGAATCTCCTCGCGGAGTGCCGCCAGGGTCATCTGATCCCACCCAGGTATCTGTAGACGGATCGACTCCAGAGCCACTGCGTCGAGGGTGGTCATCATCTTATCTTTGGAGAGCGATGCCGCAAGCTGGGCGGTCAACCTCTCCATGTGTGCTTTCATCTGAGTCGCGAATAGCTCACGTTTGTCTAAACTCATGGTCTCCCACTCTCCCCTCTATTTTGGACTCATGGGCCTCCCATAAGGTTCTCCATGGCTTTCTGTCTTCGATGTGACTGTCGATAATCTTTTCTGCCGTCACACGGTCGCACCACCGACTGAGGCTTACCCAAAAGATCCAGCGTTTTGCCTGTGCTCTGAAATACACCCCGTTGGTTTGCACTCGATATCTCATACCTCGTCCTCCAGTTCGCGCACGGCCTCGGCGATACGCTGCTCGAATGTCATGGCCTCTTTTGGGTTCACTTCTTTTTCTTTGTTATCGAACGTAAGGACCGCATCGAGGTCTATACCCAGACGGGCTCCCCACTGCTTCGGCTTCCTCCTGGCCATCCGCTCCATAGCCGCACGCCAGTCCGATTTGATCTCAGATCGTTTGATGATCGGGCGACCCTCGGCATCCGTCACAATGCGCATGATGGGCTTACCATCGGGACCGAATAGAGGCTTACCGTCTACAACGACTTGCTCCTGTACATACTCTGCTGGTCTCCCTAGAGCGTGAGCATCTAGCACAGAGAGATCCCTGATCTCCCACTCGGCGATGGCCTTCTGCAGTATCTTGATTAACGCGCCATATTCAGACTCTGGGTTTTCCTTCCCCTTGAGTACCCATGAACGCATCGTGTCGTATGAGATGTCATTAAGTGCCGCGGCAGTCAGTACCGGTGCTCCCATGAGTATGGCCTGGCGTAGGCGTTGGACTAGGTCCGGATCGATTTCGAATTTAGTCGGGCGACCACCTGGGTTCGCGCCCTTCCGAGGTACTGGATGCTTCCCGTCTATCAATTTGCGACTCATGCGATGTTCCTCATCTGCATACTGTACTTCTAGACGCGGCGGATTGAAACTGACCGAGGGGCCTTCACTGCGATTTTGGCACATCCAGCCTTAGTGGCTCTGAGCGAGAATGTCATCTCTCCCACGCGCACCGTCTCTCCCACCATGACTCTCATGACTAAGTAGCCAGGCTCGTTTCCTGTCGTATCTGATCTTTCAGGTTTGTCAGTGATCGGGGTGTCATCAGGCTGATCTTCAGGTATGCACACTCTAAATCCTTTGAGTGGGTAGAGACTTTTTCAAAGAATCCGCTAAAAAAGTACTTATCGTCAATTGAAAGCAGTTTGGCCAAGGCATCTCGGCAGGGCTTGAGTCGGTTGTCAGAATCCAAAGACTTCGCCTCCCCGGCCTTGCTCCATAGTCTCGAATGCTCAAAAGCAAAATAGCAGTCTACCCTGAGGGCGAATGGCTGCCCATTGGCCTGAGCTTGGGCCTGCAGTCGCAGAAGCTCCGATTTTATTTTATCGAATGCCTCGCTGTTCTGTGCGCGCCAGATCTGACAGCGGTTTAGGTACTGTACATGGAGCTTTGTTTTTACGAACCGCCCCTTGCGGTATGATTTGCCGGCCTTCGAAACAGCCCACTGTCCCGCCACCGGCATCAGATACTCGTTGACGGATGGCGGCAAAGGAAAGTTTGCCAGCCAGGTGTGGCTCACCCGTCACCCGAATAAAACTCTGGGGCCGAAATCAATCGACACCCACCGCAGTTTTTTATTTCTGCGACGTGCTCATACCCTTCGGAGGTATTTAAAAGCACCAAAAAGGATAAGCAATCCTCCTCGGTGCCTTCGAAGTCTTCGTCAAAAACGAAACCGATATTTCCGGCTTCGTCGACGGTCTTTCTAAAAATTTGGAATTCCATTACTACCTTCCGTTTCCTGTGATCATCGCTTCGCCCAAAGTAATACCTGAACCAGCGGCGGAGACAATTAAGCGGGCAAATTTCCATTGTTCGTTCGCAATCTTGGCTTGAACGATTCCCACCGCGGTCGTGATCGAAGCCGCAGAAGAGAACCAGTTTGTGCCATCAGCAGAGAACTGAATTAAAATCGTTGCAGGAGTCGTCTGAGCCGTACAGCGAACCGATGCGTTAAAATCCTGACAGCCTTCGATTAGTAGTGACGGGCTAACTGAATTCAAAGTGTTCGGTACAATCGTTCGATCAATTATCTGCACTATCTGGCTTGCAGCATGACTGATCTGCGAGCGGTTGATTGCTCTCGTGCAAGTAGTCCCTGCAAATGTCTGAACATAGCGGACGCGAGTTCCGCGCATTCTTAAAATTGGTGAATTGTAAAATCCTGTCGCAGTAATCCTTGGGAAGGAGTAAACCACAAACCAGTTCGTTCCGTTGTCCGTGCTCTCTTCTATGTTAATATCCAGCGATGTTGCCGTAAAAACCGTGACCGGAATGTTTACTTGATAAGCAGTCCCGAAAGTCGGCGTGATTGCTGCCGTCGTTGTGGTCGTCGTCAGTGCCGCACTCGCCACGTCGGCGATTGTTCCCGGTAGTGCTAAGTTCGCTGCCGTGACTGCTGCGACCGTCGTCACTGTGGTTACCGTGCTTACCGTCGTCACCGTCCCTGAATTGATCACCGTCCCACCGGGAATGTTCACCGGCAAGGCTTTGCCGTTATCAGCAGACCCCTGCTGAGCAGAAAGTTCGGCGATCAATCGAGTATGCTCAATCTCTGAAATCCCGTGGACACGCAAGTCGGTGCGTCGCATAATCGCGCCACCACAGTTTATTGAACCGAAATCAGCGCCGACCGATTCAAGGTCCATGGTCGTGGTGCTAAGGCGAAGGACCTTATAGGCACCGTCGTAAAGGCCCATCGACGTGGCGTCACATCCGTAAAGATGAACGGTCTCCCCAGGGAGACCAACGGCCCAGTTGGTGTTACCGATGAGAGTTAAGACGTTATTTGTGCGCGAAATCGACTGTACGTTGATTGCTGAAATACCGGGAGCGAGGACAGAGCCTTGGTTTAGGAATACAGTTCCACCAGCACTCGAAACTGTTAAGGCCGCACCGATGATAATTGTGAACTGAGTCGGCGAAACAATAGAAGCGACCACAGTAGAAGCCGTTAAGTTTGGAAAGCTGACGATGTCCCTTACACCGTAAATCTGAACAAAATCAGTCACAGCAAGACCGTGAGCCACGTCGGTCGTAACCGTAGCCGTAGTGGTGCCGGTCTTTGAAATCGCGGTGATGCGGGCTATTGGTACGGTCAAGTTGTCCAGATTCTTCGCACGCACACGGATTTTAAACTCTAACTCTTCATCGGGTAGCGTTTGACTCCACTTCATAGGGTTGCCGGGAGCTGTAATCGCGTCCGGAGACCGTGGGACAATCGTAAACTCCTCCTGATTTGCAATGACCTGATTCATTGATGTGGCGTTGAAAGGATCGCTGAAAGCCAAGTTCGTGCCGTTTGCCGTGGTCACAATCGTTTGGTTTAGCAAGCGAGTATTGAAACCATTTCTGCGAGTCAAAAATGTGGCGTTCGTTGCGGTCGCGTTCTCGTGCAATAGCCCTGCGCCGTTCTTGGCGTAGGCCAAAGGGTCGGCCCAGCGAACAACTCCACCTGCTGTATAGGTGCCGTTTGCCAAAGCCAGTGGGACCGTGATCGAAGTTGCGGTTAGAATAGTGACGACAACCGGGCCGACATTTAGTCTGCGCTCAGTGTTGCCGACCAAGATAACTCGATCTCCGTTCACTAATCCATGAGACGTCGAAAAGTTAATTGTCGCCACGTTAGAGGTGAGCGAAACCGTCCCAAGAATGCTAAGGTCGGCCTTTGGAGTAAGCTGGGTGACCACATCGCTACCGTCAACACCGACAATGCTGACCTCAAGCTCTTGGCCAATGATACGCTGAGAGATTGAGAGCAAATTGATGAAGCGCATCGGAAATTTGAAAGTGCGCTTGGTGGTCATTGAAATCTGTGATCCGGGAGTAATCGGGCAGAGTGACAATTTCATGTACGAAGCGCCTTGAGCATTCCCTGCGCGGCCAATGCTCGAAGAACCTTGATTCTCAAAAGCCACATCCCAGATCAAGGTATCAGGAGGATCGCCTTGAGGAAGATCCGCGAAGCCATCGCGGAATTTTTTAACGGCATTTCCGATAGCCAATGCACCATTCTCCGTCGAAGGAGCCTGGATCGAATTTCCATCGGGATCAACTAGACCCATCGCTTGGACGCTCGTAGGAGCGACAGCGCCGACCGCGCCCACTACATCATCAAGTATTTGCAATGCTGTGGTCTGAGTGTTTTGGTTGGCTGCGGTCGCTCCGCCCGTCCCGTTTGGAAGCATCGCCGCTGCGATTTGAATTTGGCCCGGAAAGTCGATTGATCCTTGAGTAAGGCTCAAAATGCCGGTGACGTCGCCATCTGTGTATGAAGTGATTCGCGCGCGGAAGTATTTGAAAAGCACTGGCGAGACGTAGCCCGCTGGGTTTGTGGTCGTCGACGCGGGCGAAGAGTTTGCCGAGTCGGTCCTCTGCATGATGACGGGAACCCAGTTTGTATTGTCGTTTGATCCCTGAAAATTTATCTGCGCCGTAAATGGACCTAAGATCTGCAGGCTCATCATCGAATAATCGGAAACATCGGTCGACTCAATGATATTTGTGTCCACCGTGTTTTGAGTTACGCCGGTGACTACTTCTTTTTCACCTAGGACTGGTACAGGACTGGCTCGCAGCTCCGTATCCGTTAGTGGCTGAGTCAGTCCAGTGTTCACGTTACCGCTGATCGGCAGAGGCGTCGCCCTGATTTGAGCATCAGTCACTGGACCCGATACCGGCTGCGTTTGAGTCAGATCGGCTTTGAGTTCAAGTTCGGCCAACAAAGCTGCCAGAGTCGCCTGAGTCGCCGCACCCGCCGGCAGGGGCAGGGCCGATGCACTGACTAAAATGGCCGCTGCTCTGAGCTGTGCATCCGTCAAAGGACCGCTCACTGGTACTGCGGCCGCGCGAAGCTGGGCATCGGTGAGGGGGCCTGACACTGGCTGGGTCTGCGTGAGATCGGCTTTCAGCTCCAGTTCAGCGAGGAGTGCCGCGAGTGTGGTTTGGGTGGCAGCACCAGTCGGGAGTGGTAGGGAGGCGGCCTCGACCGGCATCGGATTGCTGGTGGACACATCCGTGGCGGCACCATCGACACCAACAGACACTTTGACACGAGGATACTGGACGCCACTAACGTCATCCGTCGCCATCGTGGTTCCACTACCCTGGGTCACTGAAATATTGTCAGCCATGATTCTCTCCTAAATTAAGTTAGCGCAACCGATACCGTCGTGCCGTTTTGTGTTCTATATTTAAACGCATATTGAAAATTAACAAGCTGACCAGGCGCAGTCAGACCTATCTGCAGCAGTGTGTGACTTAAAACAATTGGTGGGTAGACGGTAGTTTTTAATACCCAAGCGTCCTCTGGCTGAGGGGCGATAGGATCTGACGAGTACTCTGGGATCTGTGGCGATCCTGGAGGCCCCTGTGGACCCTGTGGTCCGACTGGACCTCTCGCGCCCACTGGACCGACCTCGATCACTGTATTGACTATCGGCTCGACCTCAATCGAGATCGGGGGCGGGGTCACCACCTGTATGGTGATGTTGTCGCAGCTCATGGTTTTACGGCTCCAGCCAGCAGATTCAGAGTACCCTGCAAAAGACTGCGTACAGTCCCGCTAAACGTCGCCTGTATCTCGTAGCTATATGGAGTCGAGATGCCCTTCGCGGGAATCGCTGCGGTCTCCGCAGCACTCAGCGTGACGATGACCTGTCCGGTTTGCGTGACCTGATCCTGGATTTCAAAAGTGAAATCCGCGGCGGCATCGGGGCTGTAGAAGAACTCGCGGACCTGCCCAGCGAAAACCCAGCTTGTGATATCGATCGGGACCGGAGGCACGGCCCCATCCTTGATCGTGAGAATCATCTCGTAAGTAGTGCCCTGAGTCACCGTGAGATCCATAGTCCTCCCAGTTGAAAATGAAAGTGTAACCGGAGCCAGCTATGTTAGCCAGTCCTCTATTTCCATTTTAGCTTGCAGCGATTGACAAAAGTGCGTATCTCGGTCGCCTTTCTGGTCCCGATGTACTGCTCGATCCGGTCGTGCTCGGCAGCCGTCGCTCTCCTGGCACACTCTGTCATCGCGGATACAATCCAGTTTCGCAGGTCATCCGGGCCGGCAAACCCTGAATTTTCGTATCCATCGACGATACCGTCGGCCTTTGACTTGATCTCGTCAGGCGTCATCGACTGGTGCGGCTTGAAAAGTCTCATCAGAGATCCCGGCTCCACGGCCATTTATTTGTTTGAAAACATACGACGGCAAACGAGACCATGGTCAGGGGTATGAAGCCAAAAGCGGCGGCAATCGCTTTGACTGTCCGGATCGGTATAGACGCTAGATAGTTCCTGCGGCGCTCCCGCATTTCTTCCATGCTAACTTTTATTGCCATTTTTCTTTTCATTTGGCCCACTCTGCCCTCCCGGGGTCACTGATGGTGCGAGCACGGTCCACCCGGCTCCGCAGGAACATTTAAATTTAAAATACCGGCACTGGTCATCACCGACAATCGCGCCGAGCACACTCTTCCCGCATTTATAACACAGCTGGCCGACGATCATCTGAGGGAGTCCAGTGCTCGACCAGCCACATGGGCCGGCGTCGGCAGGATGCGGTCGTACTCACTCGGGTCCATGGCGTCCACAGATAGCGGCGTCTCTCGGGCCGGGCTCGATTCCTGAGAGTCCCACAGACCTCCGGTGGTCAGATTTTCCATGCGTGCACCGAAAACTCCATTACGCCAGTGCGTGATGTAGTCCGGATGCTTCGCACCGGCCAGGAAAAGAATCTTGGCCCAGCCTGATGCCGCGATGTGGAGCGGTGCCGAGTCGTTGGTCAGTACTACTCTAGTCATCTGGAGCACTGACACCAGCTCTTCGAGAGATAGTCGGTTGCGCAGATCGAGACAGTTTTTCGGTAGGTCAACGTCGACCGTCCCTATATCCTCACTCACATCCTTGCCTACGATGCCCACGGTTACTCCAGAGCTCGCGATCCTCGCGATGACCTCGCTCCACCAGTGCTTTGGAAATGTATTTGAGGGCCAGTGTCTGCCCGGGTGGATCACAATGTCCGGCTGTCGAAATGTGAGGGGCGCGCCTGGTAGACTGATCTCGCGGTCCTGTACCGGAAGCTGGCGCTGAAAGGCGTATAGGGACGCCGCATCTACTGCTTGCGTGTAGTGGTGCACTACGAACTCCCCACCCATATTGTGGGGAGGCATATAGGTGTGCAGGACTAGCCAGTCATCGTCGGACAAGACCGCGAGATCCCCCTTAGTAAAAACCTTTTTGAACTTTATGTGTGTAAAAAGCTGTGGATAACTCGTCATAAGGCAAATATCGTACCCATCGAACAACTTTGCCGCATAGCGCAGAGTGGGTTCGGCGCAGACCTGATCGCCGAGTCCACCCCAGGTGGTCATCATAATTTGCTTCACCCCGGCTTTAATCGCGAGTGAGTACCGTAGGCCCGGAATCTGACGAGCAGGAACCTCGACCATGGGCACCTTCAGTTGTTCTACGTGGAACTTTTCATCGCTCATTATTCACCATGGGCCCGTAAAACTGATTGAATCTATCGAGAGAGGCCTGAAGAGTTTTTCGGATCGGGTGCCCCTCGGGGACATTCTCGATCACTGCGCGCAGTGTCGCTGCGAGTTGCAGAGCATGAATCCGCCACAACTCGGCCTCTTCCTGGGTATGTTTCAAAATCATACTATGCCGGGTAGCCGGAGCTGACCCGCCTCCTCTAGTTCCTTTGTGACCATCGCCGGCATCTTGAAAAAGCACACCGGACCATACCCGCGCGAAATGCTCTCCCCATCGGTGAGCGCACGCCCACACTTTTTACATGTCTGCTTCTTACGTTTTCGCCGTGCCATCTCTCGGTCCTCGAAAGTGTCTCAGTCCCGAAACTATGGGCGGAATCGCCAGCTGCTGTCAACGACCTGATTGACGACATCCGGCTTGATGACGCGGAAGGTATCCGTCGGTTTAATGTAGTCCGTGCATTTCGGAAACTTGTACTGACTCCAGCGACACGCGGCCGCAAGCAGCTCCGAGCAGTTTCGCCGGTCAGGGCCGTTTCCAAACAGCCATCGCGTCCATGGCCACACTGCGCCGGCATTTTGGCCGTGCGAGTACGGCTTGCTCCGCTCCCTGTCTAGCCACTCCTCGAAACCGTCGTTGGTGATGGTGAGCTGGATCCGCTTGTGCGCGCGGATGATCGATCCCTGAAGCGCCAGCCGCGGCGGCCTAGAGATCACTCCAGAGTTGCGGTCATCCTGGTCAAAGGTGGCTTCCCAGAGCATCCCCGTCTTTTCGTATATGAAGCAGTTGTGTGAGTAGTTCGCTCCGATGACTCGCTGGATCAGGCCACTGCCGAAATCAGGTTTCGGCTCGCCGACCCATAATGCGTGAATGACTGCCATGTCGTCCATGCGATCCCCTTTAAAAGCTCCCGCCGTTCCTAAACAATGCCGACATGGGCCAGCCCCCAGGTTTCGAACCTGGCGCGGGAATCGTATTTTTATTAAATTGGATCGACAGGCTCAGGTGGACGAGGTACGCGCCCAGTCTGACTTACGTGTCAACTTCAACCTGTCGGTCCAAACCCTAAACCCATTCGACATCTATGACCTCGCCGTCGATCTCGACGAGCGGTGAGCCATTAGCTGTGGAGAGGGTCCATGCCACCTGGGTCATCATCTTGCTCTCCTCAGAGCGCAGATCAGATCCGGTACTGAACACCTCGTCGCCGTAAGCGTCGAATATACAGTACCACACCAGATTCCCAGCGCCCTTTCGTTTTGCGATCCAGGGTAGGGCCGAGGGTTTATACAGTCGCAGTGCCGGTCGGTTCTGTTGGTCCATGTGTCTCTCCGTTGATACATCCCTGGTCCAGGTGAACCTCCTCGAAGCACTCGCGGATGTGGGGGATATTTTGAATTTGCTTAAACTCATCGGAGGTCATGCCGGTCAGCATCCCCTCTGGGAATCCTTTCGGGAGTAGTCCGAGTGAGTTCATTTTAACGCGGTATAGGCGCACGACTTTCATAGCGGTGGATGCTCCTTTATTTTGCTCATCAGCTTGATGCATTTGCCACAGGTCACTTTCAGCCTGATCTCTGTGGCGATTGGCTGCATCGCAAACCCAGCCGACTGCCTGCAGATCGGACCAGTGCGGTAATAGAAATGAATTTTTAGAGGGTCCTTTTGTTGGGGGTAGTGCCTCACTTAACCCCCCCGTTCTTCCTTGCCCATTCAAGAGCTGCGTTCCACGCATACCGCGCTCCAGTTGTTTCATCTGCGCTGGCGCCGGAGTCCTTGAGCTCGCGCACGTAACGATTCCGCGCCTCGTCCGCGCTCTCGCTGGGCTTCATCTTACCGTCTGAATCAATAAAGTATTTTTGACCACTGTCTACGCCGACGCTTGCGCGGGGTGGTTTGGGAATATGCCGGTCGTGGTACTTATCACACGCTGGACACTGGCCGAGCGGTTTGATATCTCGCGTGAGGTGATTGTGCGCGGGTGGTTTGGTCATTTTACCCTTCTTTCTCATATTAATTCCCAAAAAACGAACATGAGTAAATCCGCTATGAGTAATGCAAATAAGCATATGTGAAGCCGTCTTATTCGCCTAGCGTGGGTTTTAGTATTCTCGATCACGTGTTTGCGCCATTGTTCATCGTCGCTCACTTCACACCATCCAAGACTCTTCGGAGTGCGACAAGTAATCTCTCAATTAGATAGGATAAGGTAATTCCTCGCGCTTGCTGAATCGCTCCCACAATCATCAAAACGTAAGAACAAACAATTACCGCTACGCAGAATATGGCAAATTGTGCATCACTCATCTTTTCCTCCCACAATCTCATCCGCCGACGCTAGCGCGGGGGGTTTGACGCTTGCTGCGCCGATACCCAAGCAATGCGGACAAGTGCGATAGTCGTCGCGGTTGTGTTCGCATCTCATTCAATCCAGCTCCTTTTTCAGAATAAACTCTAGCCTATACTTCACCCCTTCATACTCTACCACTACACTCATCTCTTCATAGATCACTTCATCCACATTTTGTTTTACCCGCTCGATCAGACTATGAATGTCGATCAACTCTAACATGTCTATGGTGAACATCAGTCTTCCTTGTATGGTCGACGGGCGAGCAGATCACCCTGCTCCGGCTGCTCCGGCTGCCCCCGCTTCGATGCGGAGAACTGGTCGGCCATCGGACATGTGGCGAAGTGGCTGACGCGAGCGTCGGATCGTACCCATGCCCGTCCGTCAAACCGCCAGGTCGGCGCTCTCGGGTCAAGGGGTATCCTCTTTGTCGAAACCCCCTGAGGGGTCTCCTCCATGACCTCGATCCACTCGATCACTTTGTTGCACCCTCGGCATCGTGGCTGGACACTCATCTCAGCACCATGTCTGACGTCACGATCGCGACTAGCAACCAGATGAACCCGCCAAATATCGTGATGCGTACCGCCCACATCAAAATTGATTCCATAATCTCTCCGTCGAAAAGGCCGTGTTACCGACCCCGGTTTAACTTGGCTCCTGTGTCTCGCTCACGCTCGGACTACTCTCGACTTTTCCCTTATGCTGCTCTGCCCGCTTTGCGAGCTTTTCGGCTAGCTCATCACGATCCTGAGACGGCGTCACGTCCTTAATCCCTGTCAGCTCTGGAGCGGAATCTGGGAAATCAAACTCCGCGATACTGACTCCGTTGATGGCGTCGGCGAACACTGACTTGAGAGCGAGACCGCGCGACCGATACCGGAGCATCTGGGCCGTATACTTCTCCCACGGAGAGCTCGGGTTTGCCTCACCGTTTCGCTTTTTCGCTGGGTACAGCCCCGCCTTCCGCGCATCGTCCATGGTGAATGAAAAACTCTGGATCTCACCCTTGCCGCGGGAGATGAACGTGACTGATCCGTAGACCGGTGACTTCAGGTTTTTGTTTTCGAAGCAGATCACATTTTGATCATCGTCGAACCACTGCTCTTTGAAATGCGTCAGATCTCCAGATCTCTGGACTAGAGACAGCGGGAGGTCTCCGAAAATCGACATGACCCCCTCGATGTTTGCGATCTGGCGGATCGCGGTGTCCGGCAGCCTCAACTCGCGCGCGTAGGCGATAGCGCCAAACAGCTGCTGAGGAGTTTTAAACCGCTCTGGGACACCACCACCCTGGATCAGGGCGCCGCAGTATCGCAGCAGCTCGGTGTGATTCCGTGCGACCACGCGACCGGTGGAGTCGATAGGGATGACGCTGACCTCACGTTTGGGCTGTTCGGGTGGGATATCTGGTGCCGGTGGCTGCTCCTGGTCTAGATTAGTTTCCGACATTTCTAACCTCGATGTCCGCATAGAATTTTGCCTGAGCCCATGCACCTTTAAAAATGGGGCTCTCATCGTCCTCTGCTGTTTTTACTAGCGCAGCGAGGGCCAGTGCACATGACAGCGGCGTCTGCCCCTCCCACATTTCGAGGAACCGATCCCCCATCTCTTTGCTTTTTGAAAGGTCGTCAAATACCTGCATCGTCTAGCTCCTTCTCGTGCATCTCCACGTCGTTATCGATAAAGAATCTGGGAGTCCATAGTGGCTCCATTTTAGTCTGCCGCTGTGGCCACTGGCCGGACTCGATCCCTTGAATCACGCGATCCTGCGCCTTTTGGTAGTCATATCTCGCCTGGTTTTTCTGCTCGTCGGTCATGAAGTAGACCGCTGACTCATAGGGCCATGTCTTCTCCACCACCATAAAAAACAGGTTCTCAGGCATCGGACAGCCCTCGATCAGTCCGGTCCCGTAGGCATACATCCACACCTGGATGTCATAGCGGAGTGCGCCAAACGCTTTGGCACCGAACAGCTTCGCGTCACATGACTGAGCCGTTTTGAAATCGGTGATCAGGAAGAGGTCGTGGCCCCGGAAATCGGGTTTGATTTTCATCAGCAGACCAGTGCGCGGATCGCGGTAGTACCCGGACTGCTCGGTCACTCCATGTGCGAAGACTCCCCATCCCTGAGGATGCTGCGATACACTCTCGATCTGCCCGGTAATCATCTCTAGTTGATCCTCAGTGACTACGACCTCCTCCGGCCTCCGGTCGGCCAGCCATGCGGCGCGCTTTTCTTTGGCCGACTTTGACTGGGCACTCATCTTTCCGTCGAGCGTCGGGCCCAGAAATTCAGGCATTACGACATAGCGATTTTTAAATTTTTCACCCTCCAGCAGAGCCATGTGGATGATCCGCCCCAGCTCCATGTCATTTGTGACCTTCTGCTGTCGGCCTTTGAAATGTCCCTCGAAAAACGCTTTGGGTGACGAGAGTGCTAGGCGCAGGCTGCTCGATCCGATGGCTGATTTGTCGGCGTGGTACTCATCCTCGGTCTGATCCGGACGCCAGTGGTTCTTATAGTCGGGCGGCACGATCAAATCGCGCGGCTCGAATGGTCTACCGTCGGACTCACTAACTTGTTGCATACGATTCTCCTTTATTAATTGATAAGCGTGGCAACTCGTAGTACGGGATCGCGGGCCCATTTTCGCGCTGACGCTCCTCTTGATCCTCGGCCATACCCTCATAGCATCCCTGACAAACGTAGCCATCGATGTACTCGTGGCGCTCGTCATCAGGTCCGTAAGGATGTCCGCATTTCACACACTCAAAGAAATCCTGGCTCATCGGTCGTCCAGTTTTTCCAAAAGACGATCAAGGACAGTCATAAAGACCTCCTCGGCTCGCTCCCAAGCATAATTAATTTTGTCGAGCTCTAACTGCTTAGCGGTCAGTGCTGCTCGATCTCTCCGGTTGTCATGCTCTAGTACGGATACTTTCTTCTCCAGCTCCTGAATTCTCGTAGTCAGGACGGTTTCCTGATCTATTGGTATACCGATCTCCGCCATAGCTATCTCCTCCGAAAGGAAGCACGGCCCCAGGGACAGAGCGTGACCAATGATTCCCTGAGACCGGCTGATTTAAATTTTAGTTTGAAGGTCACGCTTCGCAGGTATCATATAGTCTCGATCCTGAGACAGAGTCCAAGCTTTTCTGCAGGGCCGGGACATCAGGAGATGGCCGGCACCGGGGGCACTGGGGGAGGAGCCCCCAGTTTTGCACATAGCTGTAGCTATCGCCGTCCAATCCATGGACACGTTTAAAACGCTTTGGCTTAGCCTGTACTCAACTACATTCGAATCTGGCGTGTTTCGCTGAGTACCTATGGTGCTCCACATGAGCGGGCCTCCCGCTGGCGCCTTGATCGGTCGGCTGCCAGTCGTGCATATAGCCGCGACATTTAATCGAGATAGGATGCTGTCGCGGCATCACCGGACACGTCGCCCCCCCTGCCCGCTGGGCCCCCCAGTGGATGGTCTGCTTTACGGTCCCGGACATGTGGATTCGGCAGCTTTATATGATGAGGGTTCTTGCCAGGGTGGCGTGGGTCCGATAGTGTGGACCTGTCTCATCAGCACGTCCCCCTCCGAAAGCCGCCAAGCTCATCTAGGAGGGGGATCGCCCTTCTGACCACAAACTACCCAGAAAAACTGAGCTGTATCAAACAGATACCTAAAACCTTTTGGGCTTTCTTTATATGACATGGTGCCTCATAATGGAGACAACAAACCCCAGGAGGTACTACCAGTATGGATAAACTAGGAAAACTGATCGCCGAGGCCCGCGAGACGCGCGACGTGTCTATCGAAAAACTCGCAAAAGAGATTGACTGCTCGGAAAACTATGCCCGTCACCTACAGTCGAACCCACGCACCATAGTGAGTGACCGGCTACGTGAAAACCTTGCCATAGTTTTAGGCATCCCTAAGACGAAGCTGGAGGAGGCGATCGAGGCCAGAAATAAAGTCGGTAAGGCTTTCTATGCAAAATACCGCGCAGAGCGTGCCGAAAAAGCAGCCAAGTCGAAAAAGAAAAAGGGAGCGTAGCCCATGGCGAAAAAGCAACCAAAACCAAATATATTTCTGGACCAGAAGCACGTCGAGAATGTCTTTGTCAACGCCGTCGTGCGCGAGGCCAGCGTCTACGCAGGGGACGAGTACCTTAGCGAGATGCTGAAAGTCGGGGTGTCTAAACGACAGCTCCCGCGTGCTGCGGAGGAGTTCGCCCTCGACAATATCGACCACCTGATGTGGCGTCTCACCGATGCCGAAAAGAAAATCGCTCTAAAGATGATACGTGCTCACTTTAAGGACCTGGCCGCATGACCCGCAAAGATCGATACCTCCAGCTCCGGTCGGATGCTTTCTATGGCCCGGTGATCAACAAAAAACTGACGGCGGCGGATCGGCTCTCGATCTCCGCCTTTTTAAGCGCCCATGAGTGCGAGTCTCCTGACGAGTGGACCATCAGCGTGCGCGATCACCTGCTGGCCTCGGATCGGAAAAACAAACTACTTATTGATGATGTCCTCACCTGCCTGAGGTAGGTGGAGCGCCGGGGTCGGACTCGAACCGCCTATCTCCCCACTGGAAGCGGGGCGCATTGAGGCTTCTGCTTCCGGCGCGCGATGTCTCTGCTTTCCAAGATACATACCAGCTCCCACCCGGTCTATCTCAGAATACGGCAGGACCTGAAAGCCGCGCCGATCCTCCCACGCAGGGTCCAGGATTTTGATGTACCTGAGCTGGAACCCTGGTATCGCCTTCGCCCCCACCCGATCCATAAACGCTTTTAGCGACTCGCCTGGCGACTTGCCGAGTCGACGCTGCAGACCTCCTGACGAGTGGAGCGTGAACACCAGCTTGCAGTGGACATCTCCGTTGGCCATCTGGATCATCGATGTGTTCTTTTTGATTTGAGTCAGGTGGAAGCCAGCGGCGCGGTAGATCGTACCGTCGCCACACTGAGTCCCGTCTGCAAAGCTGATGATCATCTTCATGTTTGGGTAGGCCTTGCGGATCATCCGGAGAGTGATCCCGATGGCCCGGCTCTCACTGTTTTTCGGTGCCGATGGGTGGAGTGCCAGCCGATTGAGCTCTAGGAAATCGTTCCACCCCATGCCCGGGAGCAGGGGCAGCATCTTGCGCTTGTCCACACTCGGGCCGTACTGCAGTACCCCGTACAGTTTATCCTCGAAGAAAACGCCGAAATGGAGTTGTGAGCGCGGATCCACTTTGCCGGAGTAGTGCCATTTCTTTATGAAGGCGACGGCATCGGGCCTGCCGATGATCCGCACCTGCATGTCTTTAGCTTTCATCGCCCGAGTTCTCGTCAATAAATTTCTGGCAGATGAAAGCCAGCGTGTTCGAGTTTTTGTTTTCAGTGAGATCCGAGTCGGTCGCCTCTGCGCCGAACAGCTCTATGGCGAGTGCCATCGCTTCGTCCACTATGGCCACCTGCTCGTCGTGCAAGTGAAACGCTTTCTGCTGGTACGGCTCGCGGTCTCCAGTGTTTAGCGCCGGCATCTCCTGGGGAGTGGTGTTCTTTACAGTCGTAGGGCCGATGGTCGTGATGTCGCGGTCGGTGAGCCGCGGATTCGTCTCAAAGTCCATACCGATCATGGCCGGCACCTCTAGACCCGACATGAGGGCGGCTATATCGATCTCCGGAAAATTGAACTGGCTGGCGAGGTCCTCGTGGGTGATCCCGAGCTCCTCGACTAGGGAGCGTAGGCCCTGAGTGCTGACCGATCCATACTGACTAGCGAGAGCCAGTACGTTGCGCTTCGCCTCGGCCAGGTCCTTTGCGTCGACATAGTTTACCGGCAGCTGGGGTATCTTTACGTTCCAGTGCACACCATCATCGTCAGTCCACCCATGATCCCTCAGCCACAGCAGAGCCTCGCGCCGCTGGTGTCCGTTAAGAATGTAGATTTTCGCCGAGGTGGCGTCCTCCCATACGGAAATCGGCTCTAGGTACCCGTCGACCATGATCTCTCGACATAGGCGTTTCCTGTTGTCGTCGGTGAGTATTTTAAAACGACCCTGCAGGGGAGTGATCGCGTCCAGGGCGAGGGTGCCGGCCCCTTTGCACTTAATGACTATCGACCTAAAATTAGACATTCGACCGCCTCTTTTCAGCTAGTTAGGACATAAACTCGTGACTGAGTTTTTATATTAGTCTCGCAGATGAGACACTGATATTCTCTTAGTATAGGCGGAATAACCCGCTGAAACGCAAGGTGGATCTCATGGAAAACAAAAATGCACAGACCATAGCTGAGCTGGTCGCCGCCCTAGAGCGTGCCGCCCATACGGTTTTAGAGCTTGGCACATACGGACAGGAGCTGAATCAGGAGCTGCAGACCGTCATCAAAAAAGCGAAAGCGGAGCAGGAATAACCATGAGAACCCTAAACTGCTCTACGAGATTCCTGGCGCTGGTCATGTCCCTGGTGTGCCTGACGGCCTGTAACGAGTCGGGTACTGGTCCTGCGGTCGCGAGCGCCCCGGTAGATGGTGGCTCGCCCGCCCTCGATCCTGGCGGCGATCCTGATCCTGTACTCGCCGATCCCGGCGATCCCGTGGTCGAGCCCACAGTCATACCCCTAACGATCTACACCCTGAGCCGTACCATAGCGCCATCGACGTCCTATCCCTCCCTGACTTTTACGGCCCTAGCTTCCTGCGTGGAGTACGACAGTCGCCAGTACTGCTGGGACGATGGGCTGCATCAGACCACCGGTGGGCCGATCACTTTCAATGACAACTACTTCGGGCTGCAGGCTCATGCCACGACTGGTAATCCGCAGACCTGCAAACTGTCGTGCAATGCGTCCTACATGTCCACCATCAGGGATGTGACGTCGTACCGTAACATCAGCATGGTCGTACTCGGTGGAACCCTAGGCCAGGAGATCGATCACATCCTCGCGACAGGCACTGCGACAAATACCTCGTGCACACTTTCTGGGCAGACTCTGACGTGCGGCACCCTGGTCATCTCTCTATGAGTGATCCGCACGCGCACTGGGTTCTGCCTGCATTTGTCATAGGAATCGCCTGTGGTATGCTGCTGCTCAGACTCTGTATCGATTTTGGGTAGCCTCTCCATGACCGACACTTTTCAGCGCATCGAGGATCGTAAGCTCCTCGACACCTACCATGACCGCGCGTGTCTCGCGTGCGGCGCTCGCCCCTCCGATCCCTGCCACATACGATCCCGAGGGGCTGGTGGGCCCGATACACCCTGGAACCTCGTGCCTCTATGTCGTCGCCATCACACCGAGCAGCACACGATTGGCTGGGACACCATGCTCCGAAAATACCCTAAAGTCTTTTCTGAGCTGAGCCGATTAGGTTGGCATAAACAAAACGGGCGCATGTGGAACGCCGAGCTGGAGGCCAAATGAACTTGAAAAAATGTACCTGCTGCCAGATCATGCTGACCACCAAGAGCGTGGCGAAACTAGGCCGCCTCCCCTGTGGAGAGCGCGACCTGCTGTATCTGAACTGTAATGCGTGCGGATCCACAGTGGTCATGATCACGCCGCCGATCCGCCAGGTCTCTAAGCCGCAAATCCTTTAAGCAGAGCCATCACACCCAGCTGTTTTTCGATAGCTGTTGCGCTGTATTTTCCGTCAGCGATGTACTTGCCGGTCTCGTCCGAGTGGTTCGTGCCAGCGGTGATGTAAGGCGAGTACTCGACTACGCCATGGTCCCCCACCTTTTTACGGTAGCCCAGGCCGTTGAATCGCTCAGACAGCCCTAGGAATACCCCGTCATCCTTAATGCCACGGAACGATTTGCAGGCATCTACGGCAGCCTCGATGAACTGATCGGCTCGGAATAAAATCCCTTTCGGTACGATCGTCGTCGGTTTGCCTAGCTTCTGACCGTTGTGGAGATACACGTCCAGAGTCAGTGCGCTGCTCTCGCGGTAGTGAGTCAGTGCGATATACTCCCACTTGGTGTCGAGGATGCTGGCGATCCTCATATAGGTGGACTGGTTTCTGCGCATACGAGTACAGGCCCGACGAACCTCCTCGACGCGACCTGAGTCGATCACACAGTACTTTAGCAGCGAGGCCCAGTTCGGATTCGTGGGTGTGCCCGCGATCTCGGGCGGCATCGCAATCGCGCCAAACAGGAGCGCCATCGTCTTCTCGCCAGGGATGCCGGTGCCGCGGAGACCGTTTTGCTTTTGGAATTTCGCAAACGCTGCCTTGGTGAGTTCTTGGAAATCGCCATCCTCTTTTAGACCCGCACCGTAGCGATTGAGTGCTCGCTGCGCAGCTAGGACGCGATCCGAGATCTCTCCATAGCTCGGGATATTTGATTCGTCCGGACGCACATCAGGCATAGGCGAGGGCTCTGCCTTCACGCCACCCTGGATCAACTTGAACGGACGCACAGCCATCATCCAGTTGTCCTTTTTGATGTCGCGGGCGACGCGGTATGATCCGCCACCCTCACGCACCACTGGACCACCAGGCTTTTCGCTGCCGGCGGTCGTATTGCCCTCGTTCAGGTATGCGGTCAGTCCAGGGGTGATCCAGCTATCGAAATTTCCGGTGTGGCCCGTTCCGTTTGAGTACACCTTGATCCACACGTCTCCGAACTGCGAATCTTTGATGGGTACGACCAGGCCAGGGATTTTCTTCGATCCGTTCCGTACCGCGGCACATGAGCCTGAGTACGGGAACAGGGAGGCGATACCGGTGAGAGTCTCTGCGATGCCGACGCAGGCCTGTTGCTGATACATGCACCATGCCCAGCCCTTTTGGCCGCCGCTGACTTTCTGGATCATCTCGACCATATAGCCGTCGTTTTTGTTGGACTTCTCACGGACCTGCAGGGCTGTCAGAGCCCGCGCTGCGAGACCGGTCAGATAGTTGCCATCCTTTGTGGAGTACGCCAGGCCGAAGCCTTTGGGATCGATCTCCAGCATCTTCGCGATGATGATGTCGTCGAGAGCATCGGGCATATTTTTCGCTCGACGAGAGTCGACATCATAGAGCTGGATGCCGGCGGATGATTTGTACCCATACGGCGCTAACTTCTTCACTGCTCCCATAGTTCCTCCTTAGGGAATTGTTTTTAAAATTGAATCCGCGATGCTATCAAGAGCCTCGACAGTGTCACGAACTGAATCTAGCTTTTGCGAGCACGCATCACCATCCTGGCGGCACTGCATTTTGCTTTTTGTAATGATCTCCTGGACTCCCTCCGGAGTCAGGCATGTCAGGTATGGGAGTAGATTTTCAGTTTCGGCTGGCGTGTACAGCCTGCGCTTGCGGCTGACTAGCTCTACCGACGCGGCCTCTGGTGGGTCAAACGGGATGACGCGGATAAACTCTACATTAGGGATTGGCATCGTGCCGCATCCGCAGCTCAGTAAAACGATCCAGAGTGTCAAGATACTCTTTGCGAATCTTAGCTTTTTCGGCATCGGTCAGACCCTTCCGGCTCTTGGCTTTGTCGTATTCTAGTTTAGCCCGGGCCTTAAACTCCGGGATACTCATGGCCGCCTTAATCGAGTCCAGAGTCACATCGATCGTGTAGATGGCCTCATCGAGGAGCACACCGATCACAGCGCGGATCGGAAACCCCAGAAACTCAGCCCAAGGGCCGACGATCCCAAAGTTTGCGAGCAGCAGTGATGATCCCAAACGTGCAACGAACAGGTCCTTCGACCTGTTCGTAAATAGTGCTACGAAGAATTTTCCTATAGATCCGAAATTTTTCACTTAGGCTTTTCGATAAACAATTCGTAGATCCGATGACCGTACTGCATCGCGAGGAGGAGCACACCACCAGACATTACTGCAGCCACAAACGACGCACCCTGCATCATCAGGGGTACGACCGCGCCGACCAAGCTCATCATTGCGAACACCAGAAATTTGTATTTAGGATCTAGTTTCAGAGAGTCCCATAGAGGGCTTAGCACGAACTTGCTGATGATCTGCGATACGGCGAGAACGATCGCGAGAGTGGTCGCGGCCGCGCCACCAGAGGCGATCCCGATTAGATTCCCGATGCTCTGCAAAACATCGTTTACAGTCGATGGCTCAGCCGGGATACTCACATCCTGACCGAAAGCGTTAAAAACAAAAGCCATCATGAACATCAGTGCCGCCATCGGCAAAGTCATAAATCTTTTCATACATCCTCCTTGGAGTACTTTTCAGCCAAAATACTATATGACCACTCTATCGATAGCCTGCCAAGGCCTGATTTCAATCGTCCGTGGGCAGCCCGAGAACCTTGTCCAGCTTGTTTTCTATTCGCTTTGACGTGTCCTTCAGCGACTGGATGTCCTTGCTCCAGCTCTGCTCTCGTATCTCTGATTCTGATTTAGTCACATAGGTCGAGTTGGCATAGCTGAAAGTAGTAAAGGAGTAGATCACCGCTGCTATGACGAGGGTGATGATGGTGATTAAAATTTCGAGATTGAAAATCTGCGAAAGCGTTTTTTGACTGTGGTCTTGGCTCTTTGTTGTCATTGAACCCACCTTATAGTTATTTAGTGACCGATTCAAAAACAAAATTCCACTTCGAGCGGGGATCTACCCCCGCCCAGAAATTAAAATCAATCGTAGAATTCAAAAATTGTGATTGATCCACTTCCACCGCCACCGCCAGTTGATCCACCAGCGCCCGTATTCCCCGCGCCACCAGCGCCAGCGGAATAAGAATATGATGATGCAAATGCGGAGCTTGTCCCATCAATCTGACCCTGCAAATATCCACCAGATCCGCCGCCAGATCCGGAGTAAGTAAGTCCGCCATACAAACCGGCGCCACCGCCACCGCTGCCTGTATTTGGATTTCCACTCGAACCCAAATAATCACCGGATGACGTCCCGCCTCCACCGCGACCACCGCCAGCGAAAAAGGAGGCGCCACCGACACCACCGATGGTAGTTACGTTTGCAGGACCGGTACCCGCGCCACCGCCAGCGCCACCACCCCATGCAAATCCAATGACGCCAGTCCCGAGAGTAGCGCCGCCACCTGAGCCACCGCCGCCATTAGTCGTGCCCCCAGCGCCGCCATTCGCAGTGCTCGGTCCAAAAGTGGAATTAGACCCGGTTGCACCGGCTGCCGCTGCGCCAGTGCTTGATCCCGCACCACCACCGCCACCGCCGACCATTTGATAAACTATTCTCGTGCAACCAGCCGGACGATAATACGTCCCGCTAGTGCCGCCGCTGAATACGGTCACGGTTGGAGCTTTGACACCTTGAAATGGAGTCAGCTGAATCTGCGTCGGTACAGCTGCCCATGTCCCAGCGGTCGTCTGACTGTTCGTCAGGATTGCGATCAATCGGCAGGGGACGTTTGAGCGTGCGGTCGCTGAGTACATGATAATCGGAGAGTCCGCGCCACCCGCGCCACCCTCGGCAGTTGTTGAAACTAGCTCGTCCTCGCGGAACTTTCTATGCGATACCGCGAGCTCTACAGTCCCGGCATTGTCGATCGCATAAACGTAAATCGCAGCAGGCTGACCACTGGACTGACCCAAGGTCGATCCGCTCGAAACGACAACGGAGAGGGCTCCGGAAATCATTCGTCGATTGTAGACTCCCGATGTAAGGGTGGAGGATCTGAATCCGATAAACGCGGGTTCTGCTGCTGAGGCATTGCCTCCTGAGCTAGTTTTTAAAGCTACGGTCAAAGCGCTGGCCCCTACGGTAGCGGTGACCGTGACATTTTCGATTCCCTCGGACGCGTTCATCGCAAAGGCCGAAACAAAAAGTGCCTGGAGTACTGCGACATCCGCGTCATCCAGGACGTTGGCATTCAGTTTGTTGGCGAGATACTGTGCGATTTGTGAGGTGATGAACGCGGATTGACGGATAGCTTTGTTCACGAGCTTGGAGCTGGCGACACCCGGCTGGTTGCCCACGGTGCGGTCGGCTGCAATAGCGTACTCGCTCTGGGTAAGTAGATTGGTGCCAGAGTCGGTCGGGCAGAACGTAAGAAAATTATTGGTACCCATTCAGAGATCCTCCATGTTTAAGAAAGCTCACGAGCCCAGGACCCTTCGTCCCATCCAGCCAGTACGGTGTTTTCAATATCCCACGCGAATAGTCGATTGTCGTCAACGGGCGAGTAGATCACATTTACTCTGACACCTTCTGGCTTCAGAGGCAAATACCCTTGTTGGATCAGGGCCAGCGTCAGAGTGTCGACCGGTCGGCCCACGAACCCGATGTTGTAGGTCATGTTCTGGTTGTCTTGAATAAAAATGGTGATGTCCGTAAAAACCGAATCCCACACCGCGTAAAGGTCCTCTAGGGTACCCGTCCACCGGTTTGCAGCGATTTTGGCTTTGATGAACGTACGATAAACATCGTCAGGCAAAACTGTGATGTCTACAGGCGCGGAGGAGTCCTGCCACACGCCAAAGTCCCACCCGAGGAATGGATCGGCGCCGTCCCAGCTGAAGTACACCCCTGGGATAGGGATCGGGATGTTTCGCGAGATCCCCGCCCACTGACCGATGATGTCGAGCTGATTCCCTGTGGCCACGTCCACATCGAATTTCGGGTTCATGGACGTCATCAGATCCTGGACCTGGACCTGCGGGCTGACGTCAGTAGTCAGCATGGCGATGAATTTAATCCGCTGCTTATGCTCAGAGGTAACTAGGCTGAGGTACTGCTCTATGGTGCTCAATCTACGACCACCACGTCAGTCAAGGGATCACAGCTTGCGATTTCGTTCCATGCTATGTCCACGTTTGCGGCCGCGACGGGGTTACTGTCGCGCGCGATCTCCACACTGACCACGTCAAACGTGTTGAAAGCGACAGTGTTCTGCAGGTACGCCGAAATGAAAAGCTTCGTATAGAGGACATCGCTACCGATGCCGATACTGTTGATCGACGCGGCTACGGCCTGCTTGATCAGGGTGGCATAGTCTGCGGTGTACCCAGAGTTGACGGAGATGATGACCTGTACATCGATGGTCACGAGCGCCGGACGCTCGAACTTGATCGTGGCTGGGATTCCTCGTGGATCCGCTACGACCTGAGTGGTGTCGCCAAACGTCCCGCATCCAGGTGTCTTGTGGAGCAGGATGGTCTCTGCGATTTCCGTGGCATCACCACCCTCGACAACCAGGCTGATCGAGTGAGCAAGTATTCCGTTGGCGTCAGTGGCATTGGTGTCGTTCTCATACCCGCGCACGCGCGTAACTCCAGCCAGATTGGCCACTGCCCCGATCGTACCGTCGAATACCGTGAGGGACGGGTTTGCCGTCGATCTGGCCTGGCGTAGGCGCAACTCGGCGTCGGTCTCCGCAGCAATCCCTGGGGTAGCTGCTCCAGCGTTGTTGACAGTCTGCCAGCCACGGGTCGGCGTGAATATGCGGTTTACAGTGTTCGAGGCCGCTTGAACTGCCCCCGCATCCTGAGCCACAGCAGTCGCAATGATCGATCCCCCGCCTGGGATCGTCGTACCTATCGGGATGTTCCATTTCTGCTCTAGAGTGTCGATAGCGACAGCAGGTGCCCCGGTGACGCCTAGTACCGTGCCGGCCTGGCCGACGATCGTCAGGTCTACCGTGGAAAGGGTAGCTTGCCGACGGGTCAGACCGTTGATTTTTACGTTTCGCGAAAGCCCTACACCCTGAGCAGTGCTGGGCGAAAAGGAGTTGTATACGGATGCGCCAAGGGCTGCAGTCTCGTAAAATGCTAGGGCGAGGATCGCGAGGAACTGCCCGTCCTGGGAGTCAGGTTCGATATAAACGTCGTCACCGTAAATCAGTCGATACTGATCATTGACCCAGGTCTGGAATGCCGGGAAGTCAGCAAAATAGTATCCGGTGTCGTCGATGTAAACTAGCTCTGACAAATTCATCACAGGCCCCTAGTAGTTATTGTAGTTTGCGACATCCACTGCTGTGGGTCCATAGATGGTATTTATGCT